CACGCGCATCATGCGCGGGTCAGAGATAAGACGGAGCGCGTTCTCGGGCGTGCAGGGCAGCGCCTTGCCGTCCATGCCGATCTTCTCCCAATCGACGATGACGCCGCGCGCCAGACGCTCGTTCACCTGCTCGATGATCTTGTCCGGCGGGACCTTGCCGTCCTTGTCCGCGAAGGCCCGGTACTTGAGGGCCAGCGTCCGGTCGGCGTCGCTCGACGCCTTGGACGCGAACGAGCGCAGCTTCATCCGCCACTTCTGGTCAGGCTGACCAGTGATGTCGGTGCCGGTGAACCACTTGCCGTTCTCGATGTCGTCGGGATCGACCGAGGAAGTCTCGATCAGGTCGAAGAACTCCGGCTCTTTCGCCGGGGTCTCAGTGTCAGCCATGGATGATGTCTCCTGGGGGCGGGATGTGTATCGCCAACATAAGCGAAGGGCACCCACGCTGTCAACGTGGATGCCCTTGGTTATTAACGATGACGCGTAAAATTACGCGGCGACGGAGGCCGGGTAGACCGAGCTGAACCGGTCGATCATGAACTGCGTGTTCAGCACGGCGTCGCGCTGAGCCTCGAAGTCCAGCGACTCCATCACGTCCTCGTCGATCTTGCCCGGAGCGACGGGGTCCGACTTGATCTTCGCGGCGGGGATCGTGAACTGGTAGAAGACGTGGTCGCGATCCTCGAACGTGAAGGCGATGGAGACCGTGTCGTGGTTGATGAAGTTGTTGTAGAACGACAGGTCGTTGAAGTACGCCTCGATCTTGCCGGTGAGCGTGAAGCGACCGTAGGCGACGCCGGCAGGGAACTTGCTGCCCACGGCATCCTGGTCGCGCAGCTTGGCGTCACCCTTCATCGACAGCGACTTGATCGCGGTCGAAAGGGCGGCACCGTTCTTCAACACCGCGCCGACGTTGGCGGTGGCGTTGAGAACTTCCGTGGCGGTCGTCGGCAGCACCGAGTAGGTGCTGGTGTTGCCGAGCACCGACACGACGCCGTTGGTCGTGTCGCGGCCCGAGAAGCCGAACATGCCGTTCACGATGGCGCCCGACGCGACGTTCATGTCGAACGAGCCGACACGCATACCGCGCTGGTAGAAATACTTCGCCACGTCCGTGAAGCCCGTCTCGATGGAGAACGACTGCTTCGTGATGTAGGCGAGGTCGCCGGGGTTGCGCAGGTGCGAGCCCTTGACGATGACGCGGCGCGAGCCCGAGTTGGTGTCGGTGCCCAGCGTCTCCGTGGTCGTGAACGAGGTCGAGTTCGGCACCGAGGCGACGGTGAAGAAGCCGCCCTTGGTCAGGTCGCCGCCCGAGAAGTCCGTGACCGTGAACGCCGACGCGTCGCTGGTGGCAATCGAGCCGCCGTCGAGGCGATGGTTCGTCAGGGTGACAGTGTCGGTCGAGACCGTGGCAGAGACGCGAAGCTCTTCGGCGACGAACTGCGCCATGATGGCGGCAGCGAGGTTCGCAGCCATTGTGCCGGGCGTGCCCGACAGGGCGACGCCGACGTGGTTCTGATCGACCAGCGCCAGATCGGTGCGGACCTCGAACACGACGGTATCGACGCCGTCCGAGACGGTGATGGTGTCGCCCTCAGCCGGGTCGGTGGCAGCCGCCTGCACGGTGCCGGTCTCCTTGCCGAGACCCTCGATCCAGACGCGCTGGCCCACGACCGGCGTCGCGCGGAACGAGCCGGAGATGGTGACGGTGTTGCCAGAGTCGAGCGTGGTGTCGGTGGCGTGGCTGATCACGTCGTCGGCATCGAGCAGCTTGGTCGCCGCCGTGCCAGCCTCGACGACGAGCGTCTCGCTGACGGTGATGACCGTGTTGCCGCCGGAGTAGGCCGGGGAGCCGGAGATCGTGAAGTAGCCGTTGTTCTCCGGGTGCGTGAAGCCTTCGAGCTTCACGACCATGCCGGCGGACAGCCAGTTGCGGTAGTCGGTGCCCGAGAGCGTGATGGCGTGGGTGCCGGAAACCGAGACGGTCGTGCCGCGAACGAGGATGCCGAACTGCGGACGCGTCCAGGCACCGAGCAGGAACGCCTGGAACATATCGTCATGGGTGTAGGCTGACAGTTCCCACTTGATGTCGCCCGCCGACTTGGCGGCGACCTCGACGATGCTGGGAACCATTCGGTCGGCGCGAAGCTCATCCGAGGTCTTGGTGTTCTTGGAGGCGGCGAGGCTGGAGCCGGTCAGGCGATACTCGCGAGCCGTGCCAGAGGCGGGGGTCGTACCCCACACCGCTTCCTTGATGTAGCGGATACTTGCGCGATTGGATTCTGCGGCAGAAAGCGCGGCCATGTGTCAACTCCTGATGACTGGTGTCAGCGCGCTTAACGCGCTCAGTGCTCGGAACGGTAACGTTACCGAGCGCGGCAGTCATAGTCGTTAACACAGGTTAATGAGAGTGTCAACCGGTAAGGTTAAGACACCCCATGCGTCTCGTGCCGATACTCGCACAGCACGTTCAGAACGTAGAAACCGTTGGCCAGACCTCGGTTGCGGCGCTGCACACCGTAGGTCGTGATCTTCCCCGACTCGTGGGAGAAGTCCCGGTCGGCGAGGATGGAAAAGACCGAGCTGGCGATGTCCCACATCTGCTTGGTGCCCTGGTCCTCGGGGACCAGGACCGTGACGTTGACGACCCCGAAATGGTAGAAGCCGCGCGAGGACGAAATCTCCTTGCGCCGGGAGATGCCGGGCGCAATGGAGACCGACACCCAAGCCGCGCCGCGAGGCTGGGTGAACTTCTGGTTCTCGAACTGGATCGGAAGTCCGGGCTGCAAACCGGGCAGCTCGTTCTTGATGGCGCCGAAGAGAACTTCGCGCTGGGCGTCAAGGCTCATCTGCGCCTCCAATACTTCATGATCTGTTCCGTGTCCTGGAGCGCCACGACCGACACGCCGCCGGGATTACGCGGGCGGTGCGGGTTGTCGTCAGGCGCCAAGCCGGCGTCAACCAGACCCCAATGCGGGGCCGTGTTGGTCAGGGTGATGTTCGTCATGTCCTTCAAGTTCGCGAGGTACGCCGTCGCCTCGTCTCTTGCTGCCGCTTCGTTCGCGGCGCGGCGCGGCTCTTCGCCGAGCGCCATTTGGTTCGTCTGGCCTGTCGGACCCGTGTCGATTGGCTCCTTGAACCCGCCCGACCCACCGGATACGAACTGGAAGTTACGAACGGTGGTGCCTTCCCAAACGGGCGTATGAAGAAAGCAGCGCTCAAGCAGGACCCCCGCTGCCTGCTTCTGCTGGTCAACGGCTTCCTGTTTCAGTTCGTCGATCTTGTTCTTCATCGCCTTGACGATGTTTGGTATGCCAAACCAGCTTGCCATCTCACGGCTCCTGGATGAAAAGGATGTGCAGCGTGTCAGCCGGCGGCGGCGTGAGCTTGCGGACTTCCCAGCGCTCGCCGTCGATCAGCACGTAGTCGGTGAGCTGCGGCACGAGCGGGAGATCGAGGTAGGCAATCAGCAGCTTCTCGGCCTTCTTGTTGGCGACGAACGAGGCTCGCTCTTCCTCGCTCATGCGGACCTTCATCGCCCTGACGTTCGGGTACTCGACAGTCGTCACCGTGCGCGTGTCCGTCGTGGCGTCGTAGGCCCCCGGCGTAGCCTGGACATACGTCACCAGCGTCACCAGATCGGAGAGCTGGCGGAACGCGCCTTGGATTGACTTCTGGAGCCCCACCTTCATGCTTTGACGATCCTTCCGAAGCTCGTCCCGCCGACGCGCATGACGCCAATCGGGTCGAGGATTTGGTTGATGATCGAGGGGTAGACGGTCTCGACGGCCTTCGCTTGGTAGGCGATCTCGATCACGTCCACCTTGATCGACTTGAGGCTCGACGTGTCAGGCCCGGTCGTCGGGTCGTTGCTCTGGAGGAACTTGACCAGCTCCAGCGTCGCTGCCTTGACCGGCTCGGGAATCTCGTCGTCGTCGATCAGATTGCCCTCGCGGTCGCGGACCCAGGATCGGGGCCACGCGAGGGCCTGCGTCGTCGAGGTCGCCTGTCCGCGCCACGTTGACTTCTGGTCGAGGATGCGGGTCGCCCAGATCATGAACTGCTCTTTCCGGTCGTCGGACAGGGCGGCCCAGGTCGTGGCGAAGTTGGCGTCGGCGGCGTAGTAGTCGTCCGCCTCGTCCGCCGTCACATACGACGACGCGTTGGGCAGCCCGGTGCCGTCCTCGGGAACGAAAGCGTAAGCCATGGAAACCTCACGGGGTGATGTCGGCCTTGAACTTGTAGGACCCCTTGGCGATGGTCACTTTGTCGCCGGTCGGAAAGGTCAGCTCGACATCGTAGAAGTACGACCCAGGGGCTTGCGCCGCCTGCGTCGGGCTCGGCTGGAAGTAGAGCTTGCCATCCGTGGGGGTGGGGATCGACGCGTCGAGCGTGTAGACCGGGGTCGCATCCGCGTCCGGGTCCTTCGTCGTCGAAAGGGAGAACTTCGCCGAGTAGCCCGTGAGATCGACCACGACCCCGCCGTCCTTCACGACGAACACGTCGGGGAGGGTGTCACCACGGTAGCGTACTAGGGCATCAGAGTTAACGGTCGTCAACATGGTGGCATCCTCAGTGGCGGTTGTCAGGCACATTAACCATTGGCGATGATCACGTCAAGGGTATCTACAACTTCCCCGATGTCGGTCGAGGACTCGGTGCGGGCGATGTCTGTTGCGGACACGACACGGTCGATGTTGCAAATTGACAACACCTGGGTGATGTTGGCGATGGACTCGGCTCGGGCGATGTCTGTGGTGGTCTCGGCTCGGGCGATGTCGGTCACAGCCAGGGACCGGGCGAGGTC